ACACAATCTAACGGTTATTATGTTAACAGAGATTGGGAAGGTAAAGTTCGTACATTTAGAGTCGATAAAGTTCATTTGACCAAGAAAGTCCCCATTATTAAGAAGGGTAAATTCAATATTAATGTTGTTGTTGACTTATGGAATGGTATTTGTTCAGGTCAAATGGAAGATGGTTTTTGTGGAACACCACTTATAATTGATACTCCCATGGGTAAATGTGTTGGTGGATTACATTTCCTAGGTGATAATAAAGGTAAACAAATTGCTGCTAATGCACTATATCGTGAAGATTTTCTTGAGGTTATGGACGAATATCATCGTTTTACCATCCAGGCTAATACTCCTAAAATGCAGTGTGATGATATTGAGAGAAAATTAATTGATCTTAACGTTAAGTCGGGTGTAAGATATTTAGAGAAGGGGTCTGTTAATGTGTTTGGTTCTATTGATGGGTTTAGACCTAAATATAAGTCCACCGTTAATATATCACCATTAGCTCATTATCTATCTGAGCATAATTATAAAATTAAGTATGGTAAACCTGATTTAAATAGTTGGGAACCATGGCGACATGCTCTTAACGATATTACTCAACCGTTACAGTTATTCAATTCGGATGTATTGACTGAGTGTACTGATGCATTTATTGATGATATCTTAACTAATTTGGATAAAACACAATTATCAGAAGTGTGTATAGTTGATATGTTTACAGCTATAAATGGAGCTGCTGGTGTAGCTTATGTCGATAAAATGCCTCGTAACACTAGTGCTGGTTTCCCTTGGAATACTAGTAAGAAATATTACATGCACGATATACCTCCTCAGCATGATTTGCAGGATCCTGTAGACATTACTCAATCTATTAAACAGCGTTGTGCTGATATTATTGAGAACTATCATAATAGTACCTCATCATCCAGTGTCTTTACAGCTCATGTTAAAGATGAACCCCTTAATTTTGCTAAACTTAAAGCTAAGAAATCGCGCATATTCTCTGGATCACCAATGGATTTAACCGTAGTTACTAGAATGTATTTAGTTACAACTATTCGGCTAATACAAAACAATAAACAGATATTTGAGAGTGCTCCTGGTATTATAGCTCAATCAAGTGAATGGAAAGAGTTATATAATTACTTAACATTTTTTGGTAAAGATAAGTTAATTGCTGGAGATTATCGTAAGTTTGATAAAACGATGTCAGCTAAATTTATTCTTGAAGCTTTTCGTATTCTAAGGAGCATCGCTAAAGCTTCAGGAAATTATGAGTTTGATGATTTGAAAGTAATTGATGGTATAGCTATTGATACTGCATATGCTTGGACCAATTTTAATGGTGATTTATT